TGATACAAGTGATTATGGTGTATTAAAATTCTTTTCAAAAGAAACGCATACTATATACGAACCAAAATTAGAAATAGTTTGGGCAGGTGTATCATTTGTAACAGGTTCATTAACTCCAATACCGGAAGAGAATTTTAAAATATCTTTTACAAATCTTAAATCCAATTATCAGAAAAATACTAAAACAAAAGTTAGAGTTAAAGGTAGAGAATTATATCCTCTAAGAACATTTTCAGGAACATTTGATTATAATACAACCAACTATTTACCTACAACATCTTACTATCAATTAGAAGATTATATTACAGGTGAAATAATATTTCCATTTGGAGATTTTACTAAATTACAATGTGATTCAAATAGTAATTTCTTCATTATGGATTTAAATGCATTGCCAGAAAATAGAGTATATTTACTTAAAATTAAAATAACTCAAAGTGGTATAGATTATATCATTGATGAGAAAACAACATTTGAAATAGTTTAAAATGGCAACAAGTTTAGAAGCGATTTCTCAAAAATTAGAAGAAGAAAGAAAAGGTAAATTAGAATCAATTCTAAGTATATCTGGCTCTCAAGCTATTGCCAGAAATGAATATGGTATAACAATTGTAGATGATAAAAATGTAGCATCATCATTAGTATTTAAGGAATTAAATAAAAATAAATACGATAATACTGAATTATTAAAAGCAGTAGATGTAGAAGTTAAAGAATTAAAACCAGATATTCCTACCGCAAATTTAAATTTAGTTCCTAAGCCATTATATGATGAAAAAGTACTTGATAACGAAGATTTACGAAAACAAGTAACCGATTTAACAACGCAGGTAAGTATTTTAAATACACAAATAACTGATTTAAAAGGACAAGTTCAAACTGAAATAAATAATAGATTAACAATTGAGCAAACAAACGATGCTTTAGTAAATCAATTACAAACATTGACTCAAACTATTGATGAATTTGCTTTACAAATACAAGTAGCAGTTCAAAAATCAGTTGATGAATCTATTTTAAGAACTTCACTACAAGCACAAAATACTGGATTTAAAGCACAAATTGAAGCTTTAATTAAACAAATTGATTCATTAAATTCTATTATTGAAGGTTTACAATCTCAATTGGGAGCAGTTCAGAATCAACAAGCAATTGTACAAGGAACACAAGCACAAGCACAAGCAGCTGGTGCGGATGTTGTTAATGAAGTTGCTATTGTTAAGATTAAAACTAAAGCAGATGCTAACCAACCTGCTATATATGGTAAAATAAATGCAAAGGGTGGAAATAAATTTATAAATGGAACGGGGGCATCAGTAACAAATAATGATAAGCAACCAATTCAAGTTTCTATTCAAATATCTAATCCATCTGGAATAGGTTGGTTAACTGCATCTCAAACATCATTCTCAGTAGCACCTGGTGCAAGTACTGATGTTGAATTTAAGATAAACGAAGGTGGTGCTGGAAATGTGGATAGTAAAAAGGGGAAATTAGCATACTCACATAGCGCTGATTACGAAGGTGGTAATGTAAAGATAGTAATTACTCGTTCAGATGGTAGTTCAAAGGATAGGTCATACCCAACAAAATTAACTAAAAATCACCCTGATAGCTTTTAATTATGAGTATTAAAAAATATACAAATTTTGAGCAAATAGATTCTAAAGTAGAGAATAAAGGACAATTTCTACAAAAGGATGATTTGTTTATTGTGTCTAAAACTGAAATAGAAGAAACCGATTTTGGTGATTGTAAATATGATGTTATGGAAGTATCAGTTTATGATATTAATAATAATTTACTTCCTCAAAAAAGTGGTAATAATGTTGCTTATGTAAAAACAGGTGATATTAAAAATTATTTATATAATCTTACTAATAAAGGTGGACAAGAAGAATTAGCAATAGATGCTGAAAAACTTTTAAGAGATTTAGGATTTACAAATGGTATACTTAAATTAAATTTAAACTTTGTAAGGACAAAGGTAGGTACGGATGATAGTTTGACAAGAGTTTGGATACAAGAAATATCTCCATCAAGAGAAGAAATTCGCATACTCCCTTTAAAAACTAAAGATAATACAATAAATCAACTTACAAATAAAGAATTTAAAAATATTCATAATTTAAGTAAAGATTTTAAATATTATAAAAAAAATATATTAACATCATTAGATACATTTGAATTTAGTAGCTTATCAACCATCGATGATGCGTTAGTTAATAAATTTGGAAATGATTTTAAATCTACTTTAAAAAAGGATTTTGGATTAAGTGATTTAGATGCCTTTAGAGATAAAATATTTAAAGATTTTAAAAATAGCGTAACATATTGGGTTAGCAACAAATATTATGATATTACACAATCAAATTTTGGAAAACAATCTGAAATTCGTTTTATAGATTGTGACCAATATGATTTTAATTTATTGTTAGCAGAAATCCAAAATATTTTAAATAATTGTATTTCAGCAAATACTAAAACATTAAAAAGAAGAGTAGTTAATTATAAAGAAGTACCGCAAGAATTTGCAGTAGTTGAATTAAGAAAACAAATACAGGATAATTTAGAAAGATTTCAAACAAGAGTTGAAATAAAAAGAAATGTATATGCACCTGATAAAGTAGATGTTAGTGCTAGGGGTGTTAGAGATTTACCACCAATTATAAAAACAATAGATAGAGTAGTTACAATTGAGCCGACGGTAATAACCCGACCTACTCCTGCTCCTATAATTCCTACACCAGAACCACAGCCTGAGCCAACTCCTCAGCCATTTCCTGAACCAACTCCTAATCCTAGAATAGAACAACCTGAACCATTTATAGAGCAACCATTTATAGAACAACCTGTTTATAGTGGCGGTGGCGGAGGCTCCTTTGATAGAGGTGGAGCTGGAATGAGAGAAGTTAACCCAAGTGATTTTAGAGGAGCAGGGCTTGGATTAACTGATGCTGATGTAACACAAAGAGAAAATATACAATAGGATATTTATAATAAAAGATTAAATGGCGGAAGCACCAATAGATTACCTTTCAAACGAACCAAATAATACAGATGCAATGCCATCGGATATCCTAAATACAGGAGGAGGTGGTGGAGTTTCTACTATATTTGTACCACCAAGCTATACCCAAAGTGATATATCTAAACCATTAATAGTAAATCTTGTTACAACAAATGGAACTGCGGTTGAATGGTTAGAAGATGGTGTTTCACAAGGAATAGGTCCATCTGCAAGAGTAACGCATAATCCTTCTATTAGATTTGGTTCTAAACGAACATATACTGCACGATTAAATAATGGACAAGTATTAAGTTACTTTGAAGTATCAATTGAAAAAGTATTTCCAAAGCCATATGTTACAACCCCATATACAACTTCTATAAACTTCGCATCATCAATGTTTGGTGGTATGAATGGAAATGGTTATATGTCAGGATTCAACGCATATGAGTGGAATTATAATTATGGAATAGCTGAACCAATATCATTAAATGATTCTCTTTATGAAGAAGGAATTGTAATTAGAGAATATACATATCAAAATGGTAGCTGGTCTGAAGGTGATACGCAAAAATTGTTCTTTACTGATGGTACAATTACATTAAATTTCAATGTAGATAGTACATCCTCTATAAGCCAACCAGTTCAATCTGGTACACAAATAATTAGTACTCAAACTACCGAACCAAATCCATTAGCTGAATTTGAAATAGTATTTAGTAGTAATTTTAAAAATGAGTTAGGAGATTCGGTATCATTATCATATCAAATTGTTTCTCAAACAAATGATATTGTAAAAACAGGAACAATTAGTTTATCAAATGCAAATGTAATTGGTACTATTGATAGAAATGTTCTTGATAATGGTAGTGTTAACTTTCAAATAAATGGTTCACTACCAGATGGTATATCGTTTACAAACATATATCACGGATTAGCTTCTCAAATTGGCAATCCATCTCAAATAAATTATGGAGCATTAACAAATGTTCCAACTGCATTTTCAGTACCAGCATCTAAACTTAGAAATAGTTTAGTTATTATTGCAAATGCGGAAAAAGTAATTAAGTTTGCAGAACCATCTATTAGATTAGATAATACTCAATTTGATGTTAGAGTAAAGGATTCCGATACTGAAAAAAGTATAACAATACCATTCTTTACACAACAAGCAGATAGTGTATTAGTTTATTTATCTCCTGATAAAACATTAAATGTACCGGCTTCTGATAAACAAGTTACTATATATTTCCAAAGAGATTTCCAAGAAGTATATGGGCAGAAAAGAATAATATTAGTTCCTGTAAGTAATGGATTTGGTACAGGTAATAGAATTGAAGCATTAGTAACATTTACAGCAGTAAATGATTATCCATCTATTACTGAAACTACTTACGCTGATTTAATCGACATTCCATCGTTTTCTGATTTTAATATTGAATATGAATTAAAATATTCAACATTTTCAGCAACATCGGTTGATATATTTTTAAGATTAAGAGATAAAAGCTTAACTCCTTTATTTAATAACCAATCACCCAATGGTAATTTAAAAATTAACCTTAAAAAGTTAAGAGAAACTTATCCAAATTGGGCTGGTAGTAATAGTATTGGTATTGTATTAAAACCTTACAATAGAGGCGGAGCTGAAGAGTTAGTTGGTAACGATTATGAAGTTGTTACTAAATTAATTTTACCGGCAATACAAATTGATGAAGATATTTTTGGTAAAGCTATATTTGATGCATTTACTGAAAAATTATCTGTAATTGAACCTGAAAAGGAAAGTAAGAATTTAACACATCTTATAAACTTTGGTAATAACGAACAAGTTTTAGTTTCTTCTTGGGAAAAAGATAATTGGACATTATCTAAAAAATCAAAAGATGAATTAGGTAATGATATTGTTAAAAAATCAGATGAAGTTGAATCTATTATATTAAAATTATATTCACCACTTCCATCAAGCGTAACCCCTAATTCAACTTTTTGGATTACAAAGTTAATGACAAATCCGTTAATAGAAACGATTATATTAACTGAGCAAGCTGGGCCTGGATGTCCTCCAATAAAAGGACCTAATTTTAATATTGATATAGATTTTGTTAGTGGACAATCTACTAATTATGAATCTTTAGATAATTTAATTTTAAGTAGCTCCACATCATCAAATACTCTTATTCAAAAGTATTTAAGTGGTTCTTTGGTAAATACGGATGATTTAAATATAGAATATGGAAATGGTTCTACTTTAGTTAGTGGTTCTATTGTTTGGGATAATTTTGTACATTTTAGTTCTGCAAAAGAAAGAGTTGACAACTTTGTTTATAAAGTTCAGTTAATAGAAGCATATGAAACGAGCATAACTGAATCATTATATTATTCAGGTTCAATTGCAGAAATTGCAGCTGGTTCTGGTTCATTTACTGGTTCCATATCTGCTCTTCAAGAAAGAGAAAGACAATTTTCAAAGAAAAGAGAAATTATACGAGGGTTTGATGGGTTTGAAACTTTCTTATATACATCATCTTCACTAAGCTGGCCTCACAATGGAAGTATTAGAAAAAATAGTACATCATCGGAAGTATCAACTTGGTATGATAGTATTACTATTTTAGCTGAAGATTTTGATATTGAAAATTCTAATTGGGTTCAAAATAATATACCACAATTTATTGTAAATAATGATGAGAATGCAAGTTTATTGTTATTCTTCTCAATGATTGGCCAACACTTTGATAATATTTATTTTCATACCAAATCAATTGAAAAAAGTAGAGGATTAGGATATAAGGCAAAAGATGGTATTTCGGATAAATTATTATTTGAAACATTAAAATCATTTAGCTGGGATGCTAAAAACTTATCAGCAGATACTCAATTATGGAATTATATATTTGGTACAACCGATACTCAAATAAATCCAGCTAAAGCTAGGACATATGAAGTTTGGAGAAGAATTGCAAATAACTTACCTTATTTATTAAAACATAAGGGAACGAGAAGAGGTATATACGCATTAATGGCTTGTTATGGTATTCCATCATCAAACCTTTCACTTTTAGAATTCGGTGGGCCTGAAGTTGATAATACAAATTCAAAAAGTAAGTTAGTAATGGATAACTTTACAACTGCTTTAAGTATGATTAATGGTTCGGTTATTGAATTTGATTGGAAAAATACTGAAAGAAATAGAAAACCTGATACAATAGAATTTTTTGTAAAGCCATCTACAAGTGGTACTTATCAATTAATATCCGGTAGTGGATGGAATATTACATTAAGTGGTTCAACTGGAACTGATTATGGTAATGTAATATTTAACTACTCTGGCTCAAATAATATTAGTTCTTCTAAATTACCAATATTTAATGAACAATTTTTTGGTATAGAAGTTAGTAGAACAAGCGGAAGTACTTCGCATGTATTTGAATTGAATATAAGACAATCTGATAAAGAAAGAACCTTATTTCAAGAATCAATATCAGCTAGTGTATTGGTTAATAATAGTAATTGGGATAATGGTTCTAAGATAAAATTAGGTAATAATTTTGTAGGTAGTGTAGATGAATTCCGTTTATGGAGTACACCTTTAGAATCTAATGTGTTTTATCAGCATGTATCATTTCCAGAAATGATTAATGGTAATCATGTATCTGCATCTACTGATGATTTATTCTTTAGATTGGATTTTGAATATCCTAAGAATTTGGCTACATATACTACATTACCAAATGTGGATACAAATATATACTTCTCATCAAGTTTAATGAGAAATGATTACGAAGAAGGAAATGCTTCTCCAATTTATTCTCTTAACCCATCTGCATCATTTGCAGCTACTGCTAGTGGATTTGCAAATATAGGAACATATCCATATCAATTCGAATCTATTGATAGAAGTGTGGTATTAGAAATACCAGATGGTGGTTCATCTCGTTATTCAACTAATAAAGTTAGATTTGAATCACAAGAATTAATAGGAAGCCTTTCATCTAAACATCGTTCTACTAAAAAAGCGTTTGACCAATCTCCAACCGATTCTAATAGAGTTGGTTTATTCTTCTCTCCTACAAAAGAATTGAATATTGATATTGCTAAATCTTTAGGTGGATTGAATTTAGATAATTACATTGGCGACCCATCTGATAGGTACAAAGATAATTATAATCGTTTAGATACTTTAAGAAAGTATTACTTTGAAAGATTTGATGGTAGAGATATTTACGCATACATTAACTTAATCAAACTATATGAGAAATCTATGTTTGAGGATATTAAGAAGATGTTGCCGGCAAGAGTTAAAGCAACTACTGGTTTGTTAATTGAACCACATTTCTTAGAAAGAAGTAAACATAAACATAGAAAACCAACAGGTGAGGCTAATTTATTTGAAGCAGAAATAGATAATAGAAATGATTTAATCGTAACTTCAGAAAATATTCAAAAAGAAGTAACATTAGACACTCAATCCGAATATATATTAAGTGGTGAAAATAATCAAAAAGAATCTATAATTGATGCTAATTTAGGAGAAAACTTAACTGGTACTAATTATCAATATGATACTACGATAAATTCATCCGAAACATCGTTAACTTCCGAATATTATCAAAATGAAGGAACTATTGATGCTGGGTTAGGTGAACCAACTATACTTACTGAAATTGATATTATCAATTCAAATATAGTTGTAGGTCAATCTGATTTAGAATTGGTTGGATTTGGTTTATTTGCACAAAGCGGTTCGGCAGTTAGAACTTATTTTGATAAAGATAGAAATGTTATCAAAGAAAGAGTTAAAGTAAGTATTATAAAAGAAAAGAAAACTAGGCAATTTACTTATCTAACGGGAAGCGCTAGTGAACGATTATATACAGCAGTAGGTACTGAAACTTATTATGAATCTTATATAAATATTCAACCATTTACAGGTTCAAACGGAAGTATAAATTCATTACCAACTACAAATGAAAAAATAGTAGAAGTAACTCCTGTAAGTGGATATTTAAAAACTCACTTCAGAAATACTTCAGATTTAACAAGAGGATTAGAAAATTCTTTCTTTAGAGGTTCAAAAAACACTGCAGCAACTACATTAGATGGTTCATCGCCGGTTGAAACATTTATTACTAACCCTAATACTTTAAGAGTAAATAAAGCAGGTAGAGATGCAAGTGAACCAATTTTGGAAGTAGAATAACGGATTTTTATAAAAACTATATTTATTATTAAAATAGAAATAAATTAACAATGGGATATTTAAGTAATACCGAATTAACAGTAGATGCTATCTTAACAAAAAAAGGTAGAGAAAAACTTGCAGCAGGATTGGGATTGAACATCACTCAATTCGCTTTAGCAGATGATGAAATTGATTACTCTTTGTATGAACCGGCTCATCCGCTTGGTTCGGCATATTATGATGCAGCAATTAAGAGTATGCCAGTTATCGAAGCATCTCCTGATGAAACACAAGTAATGAAATATAAGTTAGTAACACTTCCTAAGAATACAACTCGTATTCCTGTGGTAGAATTTGGTGTTCCTAACATAGCAGTTAACCAAAGAAGTGGTGAGGTATCATTATCTCCAACTACATCGCCGGCAGGAAATAGAAGATTAGGATACACAATTATCCTTTCTAATAAAAATGCAGGTGATATTGTAGGTGAAGGTGTAACATCCGATGTGGGTACTGTTCCAGTATTTATCGGAGATGATGTTTCAGCAACAGCTGCAGTAGCAAAGGGATTAACATTTAAGTTTATTCCAAACCCATCTTTAACTTCGTCTATCAGAACAACTATAACTGTTTATGGTAACGAAACAGGTGGTTCACAAACGATTCCAGTAACCGTAACATATGTACAATAAATAAACTATGGCAGTAATAAGAGATAATAGAGGAGCCCTATTAGCAAGTAATATTTCACAATATTTGGCCGGTGCAGCAAACACCGCTGGCACTCCCGTTGATACTAACGAATTAGTAAACATCGTAAACCAATTTTTGGGGCAGGGTGAGCAAATCAGCACCGATATCACTACCGTAACTAATGGTATTTATAAAAAGTTCGGTTCAATTGATAAAGTAACAAATAGAACTGAAGTTGTAACTTCTGGTATTTGGAGTAGTGATGCAGGTTCATTAACAACATTCCATACTTCTTCCGCTCAGAGTTCATCTGCAAGTGGTAAATACTATTTAGATGTATATAATGAAAACGCAACATCTTCATCAGCTGAAGTGCAGTTTTCAATTGCATACGGACATATTAGTGGTGGAGGTGCACCTACTTTAGACCAAACGGATAGTTCAACACTTCCTACTAAAGCTATTTATTCACAATTCCGTAATTTATTATTGGATAGTGGTGATACATATTTTAGTGTATATAGTGGTACAACCGCAGGTGGTAAGAATTTAGATGATATCCTTGCAATCAATGTAAATAGAGCTAGATACAAAGAACAATTAGATCCAGGTAATATTCAATTAAATTTGAAAAATGGTGCTACTATCATTTCATTAATAGATGATTCAGGTCAAACTGAAGCAGTTGGTGCAAGTGGTAGAGTATTCAATATGGTAAGTGGAGCATTAAACATTGGAACTGCAAACGAAGGAACTATTAGTTCTGTAACTGCTTCTAATGGACAAGGATGGGGATTATTTTATCCTGATGCAGGTATTATGTTACTTAACCCAATGGCAGTAGCTGCTGGTTTAGGTGTAGCATTTGTATCAGCATCCGTAGCAAACACTTATAGTAATGCTAGTAACAATATGAAATTATACCAAGCAATTAGTGCTAGTGCTGATTTCCAAGCTCGTAGAACTGAGAATGTTTCAACATCTCATTATTTCGTAAGAGCAAACAATAGAGAATTTAACTTCTCTAATAACCCAACATTTATAACGGGTTCAGTTGGACAATTCGTTCAGGCAACATTTGAAAGAGACCCTAAGGTGTATATCACTTCAGTAGGTTTATATGATGATGCAAATGAATTATTAGCAGTAGCAAAAACTTCTAAACCAATTGAAAAATCATTTGATAAAGAAGTAGCAATAAAAGTAAAGTTGGATTTCTAATCGGAAATAACTAATAAACTACTAACCCACCTTTTTTGGTGGGTTTTTAGTTTCTGAATATTTATATACGATATGTTAAAAAGAATACCTAAATCGGATATTAGTATTAGACCTTTTAAAGCCTATAAAGAGTGGAGCTTTTTAAGTGGTTCTGATATTACTTTAATGGAAGCTGAAAATACATCATTCTATGATGTTACTAATAATATAACTCTTGGAAACGGAGTAACATATAATAAACATTCATTGTATGGTCAATTGAATTCTTTATTTTATGCAAATGTAGATAACCCATTTTATAGAGTTGGAACTAAATCACATCAACCGGCTACTGTAAGTGGTGAGAGAGTATTTAATGGTAAAGCTAAAATATTAGCAATACCTCAATCAATATTTGGTGAACAAATTAAGCAGGGTAGCTTAACTTTAACCGATAGTGTTACATCTAAAACTTTTATTGAAAATGGGTCTGGCTCATTGATGAGTGGTTCTTTAATAGTAGGGGATGTGTTTTATGACCATGGATTAGTTGTATATACTCATACCGCATCATTAAATAGTACATTAACTGGCGATTGGCAGGTAGAGTTTAAATCGACCGAAACTATTTATGAAAATGAATATTTACTAATCGTAAATGAAGATGAATTTAATATTTCTCAAAACCCTTCATCAGTTATTAAAGTGGGTGGTGTTACTTCTACTTTTACAGATACCAATGGAATTGCTAGAACAATCAATGAAGAGCAACCGGTTAGATATATTAGAAAAAAAACAACATTAGATAATGGTACAACTTTAGATTTTAGATATGGTTCTAGTGTAAATTCTGCTATTAGTGGTGGGTTCGAACATATCGATTTAAGTGGTTCAATAGATAGTACTGGTTCATTCTTAACACCATTTATAACAACTATTGGATTATACGATGATAATTGTGATTTAGTAGCTGTTGCTAAACTTCCGCAACCAATTAAATCAGAACCTGATTTTCCTGTAAACTTTATTGTACGATTTGATACATAATCTATATTTATTAATAAACAAACAAAAATATGTCAAAGATTTTAGAATTATATAAAGCAGCTCAAAAGAGTTTAGGATTAGATAAAATATCTAAAGAAGCTGGTATTAAAAGACAAACTCCGTATACTACCGATGATTTAAAAAAGGTAGATGAACAAGTATTAACAGCCGCAAAATACAAAACTGGCAGAGGTGGTGAAGTAACATCCGCTCCAAAGTATTCTGATAAAATGAAGGCTAAATAAAAAACATTTAATGGCTAAAAAAGTTACAAAGAGTTCTAGCAAATGGGTTGCTAGAAAATACGGATTTAAATCTGGTCTTGAAGAGAATATCTCTGTACAAATTGAAAGTAAAGGAATTGAGGTAAAATACGAATCCGAAAAAATTCCATATATTATACCCGCATCCGAGCATCACTATCATCCTGATTTTAAATTACCAAATGGTATTTTCGTAGAAACAAAAGGTAGGTTTGTTGCCGCTGATAGGAAAAAACACCTGTTAGTTAAGGCTCAAAACCCTACACTTGATATTCGTTTCGTATTCTCCAATTCAAAGAATAAAATCACAAAAACATCAAAAACCACATATGGGGATTGGTGTGATAAGAACGGATACACATATTCTGACAAAATAATACCAGATTCTTGGTTCGAGGAGTAAAATAGTTCCCAAATTATTTGGAAATATCAAATATTGTTCATATATTTGTATTGTGTTGAATAGTACTGACAAATCCAAAGTTATTACAACGCTTTCTAATGCGTTGGGTAGTTACTCCAATCTAAAGGGTAATGAACTTGCATTCCACTGTCCATTTTGTAATCACCATAAACAAAAACTCCAAGTCAATACCGAAACTCAAAAGTGGCATTGTTGGACTTGTAATAGTGGTGGTAAGAAATTAACCTCATTATTAAAGAGGTTGGATGTGGATAGGAAAACAATCTCAATCATTAGAGAAATATATGGAGATAGCAATTATAACCCACTTTTAGAGGATGCGGATACAAAAGTATATATTTCCTTACCAAAAGAATTTAAATCGCTTAATGAAGTTCCTAAAGGGTTTAATCCCGAATATAAACATGCTATATTCTATCTTACACAAAGAGGAATTGGTATGAAGGAAATTATCAAATATAATATTGGATATTGTACGGAAGGTTTGTATGCAAAAAGAGTTATTATACCATCATATTTATCAGATGGACAATTGAACTATTTTGTTTCTCGTTCTTATTATCCAGAAGAGAAGATGAAATATAAAAATCCTCCAATCAGTAAAAATGTAATTTGCTTAGAATCGCAAATCAATTGGAATGAACCGATTATATTATGTGAGGGAGTATTTGATGCAATTACAATTAGAAGAAACGCAATTCCACTCTTAGGTAAGTTTCCATCCAAAACATTAGTTGAGAAAATCTTTATGAGTGGTGTTAGTGATATCATTATCTCATTAGATAGTGATGCAATAAATGAAGCATTAAAAGCAGCAGAATATTTTAGAAAACAGGGAATAAATGTAAAAATGATGTATATGAAAGATAAAGATGCATCTGAAATTGGATATGATAAATTTTATGAAGAACTAAAGAAAACTAAAGAGTTTTCATCCAATGAATTATTATTAAATAAGATTATGAGTTTATGAGTAGATTAAAAAAGATTTACCACATTGCCGATGTACACATCCGTAATGTAAAAAGACACAATGAGTATAGACAAGTGTTTGAAAAAATGTTTGATGAGATTCGTAAAAGAGGTACGGAAGATTCAATCATTTATTTAGCAGGGGATATTGCCCATGCTAAATTAGAATTATCTCCTGAATTAGTTAGAGAGATAAGTTGGTTATTTACAGAATGTTCCAAATTATGTGAAACAATCCTTATTACAGGTAATCACGATTGTAATATGAACAACTCTGATAGATTGGATGTATTAACTCCAATTGTAGAGGCATTAAATCTTCCAAACTTTATATATCTAAGAGATACGCAAGTTTATGGAATTGGTGGAGTTGATTTTGCAGTATTTAGTATTTTTGATAACAAAGATAATTGGCCTAAAGCAGAAACTTTATCAGGTAATAAAAAGATTGCATTATTCCACGGCCCGGTTGATAATTCTCAAACGGATATTGGGTATGTAGTATCTTCTCGTCATTTTACAACTGATATGTTTGATGGTTATGATTTAGCCTTATTAGGTGATATTCATAAACGACAGGAGATGATTTCTCCAAAAGGATGTAAGATAGTTTATGCCGGTTCATTAGTTCAACAAAACTTTGGTGAAACTTTGGATAAGCACGGATTCCTTGTTTGGGATTTGGATACAATGACTTATGAGGAGGTTGATATTCATAATGATTATGGGTATTATACTATGGATATTGATAATGGTAAAGTTCCTATCGTATCAGATATGCCAAACAAACCTCGTTTAAGAGTTCGTTTATCTAATACCGATTCTGCTGATACTAAAAGAGTAATGGCTGAAATTAAGATGAGATATGGTGTTGAGGATTTTACAGTTATCAGAACCGATTCTCTTTCTAAATCAAAAACAGGTAATAGATTAAATAAATTAGACTTCGAAGATATTTCGGATATCAATTATCAAAACTCACTTATAAATGAGTATATTGAAAGGATGATGCCGTTTGTGGCTAAAGAAGATATTGAAAAATTAGAAGGAATTAATAGAGATATAAATAGTAGAATTGTAAATGAAGATGTACAAAGAAATATCCAATGGAAACCAATTAAGTTTGAGTTTTCAAATATGTTTAGTTATGGAGAGAATAACAAAATTGATTTCACAAAGTTAGGTGGATTAATGGGATTATTTGCACCAAACGCAACAGGTAAATCTTCTCTATTTGATGCAATATCATTTTGTTTATACGATAAGAGTAGTAGAGCTTATAAAGCTCAAAATATTCTAAATAATCGTAAATCAGATTTTATTTGTCACCTTCATTTCCAAATAGATGGGTTAGATTACCACATTGAAAGAACGGCAAAGACGATTAATAAAGGAAAGAATGTTAAAGTTGATGTACAATTTTGGAGACAAGATGGTGATGATAGGACTTCCCTAAATGGAACGGAGAGAAGGGATACAAATCAGATTATTGAACAATATGTTGGTACATATGAAGATTTCGTATTAACTGCATTATCTTTACAAGGTAACAATGCTCTATTCATCGATAAATCACAATCAGAAAGAAAAGATTTGTTAGCACAATTTATGGGGTTGAATGTATTCGATAAATTATATGAAACTGCAACCGAAGATATCAAAGAGGTATCAGTCCTAATTAAGAACTTTAAGAAAACTGATTTTACAACTGAATTAGCTGATAATGCAAATGAGTTAAAAGATGAAAAAGTTAAATTAAAGAATTTAGAAAAAGAATTAGGTAGATTGAATACTGATTCAACCGATTTGGCTGATAGGATTGTTGGATTGAGTAGAGAATTAACTCCTATCGATGGTAACCTAAATTTAGAATCCCTAACAAAACAAGAAGGTGAATTAGGCAGAGATATTTTACATATTCTTGCAGAAAAGAAATTAAAAGGAATTAAGATAGAAGAATATATTAATTTAATAGCAGAAGTTTCTCAATCAATTGAAGAAAATAAAACTATTAATGATTTACCTATTGAAGAAGCTAAGAGTGAGTGGGATTTATTAAAAGACCAAATAAACGATACACTACATCAAATAGAATTGTTAGAAAAGGGTATTGAGCATAATAAAGAGAAACTTGCGCATTTAGAACAACATGAGTATGACCCTAATTGTAACTTTTGTATGAATAATGTATTCGTAAAGGATGCAATTGAAACTCAAAAGAAAGTAGAAGAGCAGGGTAATCAATTAGAAACTCTAAATATTTTACATGGAGCCCTAATTAATCAAGCTGGTAAGATTGCAGATGTAGAAGAACAATGGGAAACATTGAGTGAGTTAAAATCCAAATATCAAAAAGCAATTGTTATTAAAGAAAAAGCAGAAGCTGAATCTTTGGGGTTTGATACTAAGAATGAATTATTAGAACACCAATTACAATCAGTAAAAGATAATATTCAAAAATATCACGATAATGAAGAAACTATTAAGCGAAATGCACAAATAGAAGGAGTTATCGCTGGGTTACAAAGAACCAAAAGTGAGATTGAATTAGAAATCAAAAATATTACAAAGGATATAGCTAATGTAAATGGCGCTATTTCTTCCATATCTTCGTTTATAGAGGGGATAAAGGTTAAGATGAGTGATGTTAAGGAGTTAGAAGAAAAGAACCGCCTATACACCTATTATTTAGATGCAGTTAAGAGAGATGGTATCCCTTATGAGTTAATTTCTAAAGCCCTACCTGTAATTGAAAATGAAGTGAATAATATACTTTCACAAGTTGTAGATTTTAGTGTAGTAATGGATGTGGATGGTAAATCAATAAATGCAAAAATCGTTTACGATGACCAGCAATGGCCATTAGAAATGTGTAGTGGAATGGAAAAATTCGTAAGTGGATTAGCTATTAGAGTAGCACTTATTAATGTATGTAACTTACCTCGTCCAAACTTCTTAGTAATTGATGAAGGATTTGGTACATTAGATAGTGATAACTTATCATCCCTATTTATGATGATGCAGTATCTTAAAACTCAATTCGATTTTATTTGGGTTATTTCTCACTTAGAACAAATGAGAGATATCGTAGATGGATTGATAGAAATAAAAAAAGAAAATGGATTTAGTAAGATTGACTTCTAACCTTGTCAGCTTTCAACACACCCGCTTGAGGTTTAGGAACACCAATGTGTTTCTTAATTAAGTTTTCTACTAAACTTCCCATTTTAAACCCGTGTTCTTCGCAATAATTTTTGAGAAGTTCATGGGTTTCTTTTTTGATTTGTAGCATTGAGTATTTCATAACCATTTTAGTTTTCTTTAGTTTAATAAAGTATTTGTTAGTTTTCTAAATATAAATATGTAGAGTTTATTTTTTTAGAAATATTTATAGGAAACAATACAAACTTTATAAATGGCTTTACTTAAAAAAACTCTATTTGATGAAAAATTAGAGACATACAATGTATTAGTTGAAGATACTGCGCCTTTTAGTAATTATTTTAAGATAACCGAATTATCAGATGTATTTACAGGTGGTAAAAACGCTTTCTTAATTCAAGGTTCTCCCGAATTAGTTGCCGATAGTCTTATCAAAATACAAATAAAAGATTCTCAAGGTAATATAATATATAACGAACCCGGCGAAGGTATACCCGAATACTACGAAGGTACATCTAAGGTTGTAGCTGTTTATATTTACCCCGATACTTCATTCGGTCCATGTACTATAACAATTTTAGGAGAATTAAAAGAATATTATTCTAACAATGGTGTATTAAATCCTGTACCTGGAAATTGGGAGGGTACTTATAATGTTAGATGGCAAAAACAAATAAATGTAAATCCATTATTACAAAATACTTCTAAAATTCGTTTCTATCGTAGACCTAAAGTTGCTATTGAAGAAACAATTTTACCAATTTATAATAGAAGTGTAAATAGAGTTACTATAAGTGGTAGTGTCGATGGCATTGCGGTTAATCCAATAGCTGGAACTAATTTTAAAACATTTAAAGGAGATACATTATATGAATTAAGAATTAGTGGAAGTAATTTTTCATCATCTATGGAAGGTGAAACAATAAATGTTACTAATTTAAACCAATCGTATTCTACTATAATAAAAGATGTAGTAAATTCTAAAAAAGCATATGCTACTATTCCATATTATGAAACATCTTCAGTAAATATAACGCAAGCTGTAACTGAATTCAGTTCGGCATCTTTTTCATTAGCGTATAATGAAAGTGTAACTCTTACAAATTCATCTGTTAGTTCATCATTTGCTAAGATTAAATTAATTGATTTAGAAGCATTTAGTGGTGATGTAAATCGTTTAAAAATATATGCAAGCAGAAAAGCTGATATTGGAAATTATACTTTATTAGAAGATGTACAATTAGAATCCAATGAATTATTACAAACCGATGAATATAGTGGTAGTGTAAACATAAGAACGGGTGTTTTTAGTTCGCAAAATATAATAAATGAATTTTGGGTATATAAAGATTATGATTCATCAACAAACTATACTGCTACATTAAATAATACCGATTTAGTTTCATCTGTAAAATTATTAGATGATGGTATTCAAAATACATCGGATTATCCACAAAGAATATTTTATTATTCATCATCGCTTGATTTATTAAAGAATACAGAATACCAATTAGATTTTACACCAATATTATCATCATCTTTATATGGAAATAATATAATAGAAATATATGGTAGTGGTTCTGCTTTTGTTAATTTGGGTAGTAATATTGGATTGGGAAAAAACATAGGTAAATTAGTTACCAATTCTCAATTTATAAGATATGATAAACAGCAAGTTAATTTTAAAACAGATGCTGATGGTACGGGTACTATTGTATTTGCTGTTTATCAGGGAAATTGGCAATTATCAAATATAAGTTTAAGAGCAACTCAAGAAACAAATTTTTCTCCAAATGAGATAACTTTAAATGTAGCAGTTCCTACAAAAGTTAAAAATGATACTTTTGATTTTAAATTTGAATTTTACGATATAAATAATAATTATGTTCCAGTAACTTTAAATGAAGAATTCACATTTACAGGTGGAAATGACTCAATTGTTAAAAAAAGTATATCAGTTGTACCTGACGGAACATTTTTTAGTTTTTCAGGTTCTGGCCTATCAATTGGACAAACTTTAATAAATTTTTCTATTACAAAAAGTGGATTGACTGGTTCAACTACTTTCTATTCATCCGCATTTGATGAAAATGGAGATTATATACAACCATCGGTTTATAGTTCACAACCTTTTTACCCAGGCCTGTTAACAAATGTAACACCTACCTCAGCTACATTGAGTGTGGCTAATTTTACAGGTTCATTAGCTTCTCCAAAAGTTACAAGAGTATTATATACTGCATCATGCGAAGATGTACGAGATTTAGTTAACATTTATAGAGTTGACCAAGGAGGAAATGGTATAGATGGAATAGATGGAATAGATGGCTCTGATGGTGCAACATTTATAACAATTGCAAATAAAAACCAATTTGTATACGATCCTGATAATCACAATATCCCTGCCCAATCAAATGATTTTATTGATATAAAATTATCTTCAAACATAGTAAGTGGTTCGCTGGCAATTACTTCAGGTTCTGTCTTACCTAAATTACAAAAATTAAGTACAACTCAAGTTGGATATTATACAGAATCAGTTTATAGGATTTATAGTGGAAATGATGAAAATGATGTTACAACGCTTGGAACAAACGCAGCATCTTGGTCATATAATACACCAACAAATAATGCACATAAAGGAACTTATATATTTACACAAAATGGATTTAGCTCTTCAGTTCAATTAGAAGGTGTATTAAAAGGTGATAAAAGTAAAAACTTAAATGCACTTTCTAACGCCAATCAGTTTTTTTATAAAATGACTGATGTTAGTTTATCTCCATCGGGCCAAACAATAACGATAGATGTTAAAAGAAATAATTTAGGAAGTACAACAAACACAATTACAGTAACAAGTGGTAGTGGAAAGCCTGCACTGAATGTTGGTTCTAATAATGGAACTACGGGTGTACAATCTTATAGTATAGATGGTACTAATTATCCATTTTCAGCTGGCGCAACTACATATACATTTTTTGCAGAAGATTTAAATGCAGATGATTATACTGATACCGTAACAATTACACCTGTCATTGCTGAATCTCAAATAGCAGTAAATGCTTCGAATGAAGATACTACATTCT